CCCGGGCTCCTCACCCCGCGGATCCTCAAGGGCCGACCGATGGGCGGCTTCTACGAGCGGACCCCGATCAGCGACGCCCAGCCCAAGATCTTCCCCAAGGTCACCACCTCCACCACGGTCGCCGTCCAGTCGGCCGAAGGCGTCAACCCGGCCGCCTCCGACCTCGCCACCACCGCCGTCACGGCCACGCCGCTGCTCTACGGCGCCGAAACCGTCGTCTCCCGGCAGGTCATCGACGGCGGCTCGCCCAGCGCCCAGAACATGATCCTCTCGGACATGATCGAGGCCTACGCCCAGGCGTCGGAGACGGTCATCAAGACGGCCGTCGAGGCCGGTGCCACGGCATCGGGGACCGCGATCACCGCGGCGACCCCGTACGCGGGGTTGCAGGGCAACGTCGTCGCCTACCAGGCGACCCGCTTCAAGCCGGCCAAGGGCCAGTTCGTCCCGCCCGCCCTGTACACCGTGGCCCTTGCCCAGGCCGACACGACGGGGCGCCCCTTCTACACCTACGTCAACCCGGTCAACAGCCAGGCGACCATCGAGGCCGGCGGCGCGTCGGGCAACATCCTGGGCGCCGTCGAGTACCTCAGCTGGGCCTCGACGACCAACGTCGTGGTCACCGGCCGGCCCGAGGATTACGTCATCTTCGAGTCCTCCATCGCTCGCTTCAGCTACGACGCGGTGACGGGCCCGGCCGGTGTCCGCATCGGCATCTGGGCTTACCTCGTGGTGGGCACCCGGTTGGGCTCGCTCAAGGTCACGGCCGCGTAGGTGGCCTGGCAGACGTCGGGGGCTGCGATCGTCGCGGCCCTCGGCACCACAGGGGTCGACAGCAGCTGGGCGGCGACCTGCGCCGACGCGGTCAACGCGGCCGTCACGACCCGCCTCGGCTCCTACAGCCCGTCGGCCGATGCCGAGGACGAGCTGACCCGCTCGGCCCTCCTCGACGGGGTCGCCGCCTACAAGGACCGTGACGCGCCGCACGGCATCCTGTCCATAGGACCCGACGGTGAGATCGCCAGGACCGGCTCGGACATCGTCCGCTGGTCAAGGCCCGTCATCGACCGCTATCTCCTGCCCGGCGTGGCGTGACCACGCTTGCACAGCGCCGGGCCCAGCTCGCATCTGCCATCGCCGGCCAGGGGATCCCGGTCCCTGACAGCTGGGGCCAGCAGCAGCCCCCGTATGCGCTGGTCTACGGCGACTCCACGGACTTCCGCCCTTCACCGGGCGGGGTCCGCTGGAGGTTCCGGGTGACGGGCGTCGTGGCCAAGGTGACCGACCAGATGGCCCAGCCGGCCATGGACGCCATGTCCTGGGGTCTGGTGACGGCCGCCTGGGGACTCCCGGGCTTCACCGTCGACGGCCTCGGCAGCGTGGCGATGCGGGACGTCGCCGGCGCCCTCCACTACACCGTCGACCTGACCGTCTCCACCACCGTCGACTTCTAGAGGAGGGAAGCCATGGCGAGCGTTCCGCAGATCCCAAAGATCATCACCTTCACCCTCGGCAGCACTCCCGTGGACTTCGCGCCCGACGTGACGGGCGTCCGCGTCGTGCCCGAGCCGGGAGACGTCCAGAAGGTCATCACCCTCGACGGGGTGACCCACCAGGACATCCAGCCCGCCGCCTGGTCGCTCGAACTGACGATGGTCCTCGACTGGAGCAGCGTGCGGCCTGGTCTCGCCTACTACCTGTTCCTGCACAAGGACGAGACAGTCCCGTTCGCGGTCAACGCCTATACCTCGACCCTCGGCTCGGGCTCCACGACCCAGCCACCGGTCTCGGGAACGTGCACGATCGTCCCGGTGCCCTATGGCGGCGACGCCAACGTCTACGCCGAGGCGACCGTGTCGCTGCCGATCACCGGAACGCCCACCTTCGACATCGTCCCGTAGCGATGGCGGCAAAGGCCGCGAGGATCGGGCCGGCGGTGACGGTCGAGGTGACCGGTGCGGCGCAACTGCGCCTGGCGCTCCTGCGGATGAACGACGATCTCTCGCCGCTGACGGCCATCCACGCTAAGGCTGCCAAGCCCGTCTATTCCCGGGCGCGGACCCTGGTCCCGGTCGTGAGCGGACGACTGAAGGGGTCGATAGAGCTCACGGCCGGCCCGGCTGGTGCCAGCATCAGGGCGGGGCGTGGCCTTGAGCCGTATGCCGGCCCTATCCATTTCGGCTGGCCGAGGCACAACATCGAGGCCCAGCCGTTCCTGTACCGGGCATTGAAGGACCACCGCCAGGATGTCATCCAGACCTACAAGGACGAGATCAGGGGACTGGTCAAACGACTGGACCGGGAGACTCCCGGATGACGAGAGAGGATGCGAGCGGTGACGGAGACAGCCGAGATCACGCTCGACATGGAGACATTGACCCTGGGCGAGGTGATCGCGGCGGAGGACGCGTCGGGGAAGGACATCGGAGTGCTCCTGTCGAAGTCTGGACACCGCCGGGTCCTGGCCCTGTTCGTCCATCGATTGAGGACCTCCGGCGAGGCGCCGCGATGGCAAGAGCTGACCGACCTTCGGATACTCGACGCCTTTCCTGGGCGCTCGCCTTCGCCACAGGACAGCCGATCTCCGAGATCGAACGGCTCCGGCTGAGGGACGTTCCCTATTTCGTCGAAGCCGTGAGGGAGTCCCGTGGCGGACGCTGACAGCGTCATCCGGGTCTCGATCATCGGTGACGCGAAGAATCTCTCGCGGGCGCTGAAGGACGCATCGGCCTCGATCGGCGGGATAGCCAAGGGCGTCGTCGCCGGCCTGGTGACGTTGCGTACCATCGAAAAGGGGTTTGACTTCCTCCAGGACAGCGAAAAGGAGGCCGCCCGGCTCGCTGATGCGATCAAGCGGCTGGATCTCTCCATCGGTGGCGTTGACGAGAGGAAGATCGCGGCCGTGGCCGGCAGCTTCCATGCTCTCGGCCTGTCCAGCCAGGACGTCCTGGAGATGTCCGCCAACTTCGCGGACTTCGGGGTCCAGGCCGGTATCGCGAAGGACAGGATCGCCGAGCTTGCGCCGGAAGTGGCAGCCACGGCCGCAGCGATCTCCCTTCTCGATGATTCGGACCCGGCCGGCAATATCGACCTGATCGGCAAGGCGGCCGGTGGCAGCGCCAAGGCCATGAAGGCCCTCGGTATCAGTGTCAGCGAGACCGATGTCGTCGCCCGGGCCATGGCGACCGGCAGCCACAAGCTGGGCGACGGCCTGACCGACGCCGAGATCAAGACCGCCCGCCTGAACTTCGTGCTGGAGGCCCTGAATCCGAAGCTTGGCGCCGCGACCGACGGATCGAGCGACCTTGAGAAGAGCCAGCGCGAATTGACGGCGACCGTGAAGGAGCTCCAGGGTGAGCTCGGGGGCCCGCTCTCGGATGCGCTCAACCAGGTGCTCCGCTTCATCCTCGACGAGGTCCGGGCCATCCCGGGCGCCGTCCAGGGCTGGGAGAGCCTGGGTGCGGCCGTCGAGGGCTTCGCCCGGACGGCGGTCGGTCCCCTCGGCAACGTGGCGGACATCCTCCGCAACATCAACATCCTGCTCCACCAGGCGACAGGCAACGCCGGCGGCGGGATCAACGTCGGCCGCCTGCCCGGCCCTTCAACGCGGACCTCCGACAACAGCGTGACCCGGAGCATCCAGCGGACCACGGCCCGGAACGGCGGCATCGGCTCCTCGCTGGGCGGTCCGTAGGGTGACCAACGTGGCCCTTGGCAAGACGGTCACCCTGGCGACGGCGACCACCGCCGGCGGCGTCTGTCCGATCAGCGGGTCGTCGACCGCGGCGACCGACGGGGATATCGGCAACTTCACCCGGATCGACTCCCACGCCGGCGCCGACGGCCAGGTCCACGGCGCCGACTGGACGATGGATCTCGGGACCGCGTACACGGTCGACTCCATGCGCCTCAAGGACATCATGGGGAGCGGCAACGGCAACGACGTCCCGAACCCGATGGTCGCACCGGGAGCGACGCTCGCCTGGCGGGCCATTCTGTACTGGTCGGATGACGGCTCGGCGTGGACCGCGGAGACGGTCGCCTCGTGGTCGAGGACCGGCGCGGGCACCGAGGCCGAGTGGGACGTCTGGACGCTCGCCGCGCCGATCACCCACCGGTACTGGCGGATCTCCGCCCGGTGGACGTCGCCGTCCGGGGTCCACTTCATCAACTACTGCGGGTTCGGCGAGTGGGAGATCAACGGCATCGCCGTGGCGGAGCCTCCGCCCTTCGAGCCACCGCCCTACGTCGCCCCGTCACCGGGCGGGGCCCTGGTCGAGATCTTCGCCGCCGAGCCGGGAGCCTACCGCTGGGGGCTCGCCCACTGGGGCGAGGCGGTCTGGTCGACGGCGAGCTGGCAGAACGTCACCCCCGAGAGCGTCGACGTCGAGATCCTGTGGGGCAGCCAAAGGCCCGAGCTCGGCATCCTGTCGCGTCCCGAGGCCGGTTCCTGGGCCATCGACTTCTATGATCCGGAACGGGCTCTCGATCCGGCCAACGTCGAGAGCCCCTACTACGGCGACCTGGAGCCCGGGCTGCCGGTCCGGGTCTCGCACGCGGGACAGGTGATCAAGCAGGGCGTCGCCGAGAGCCTCGGCTACCAGTTCTCCCGCGAGTTCGGTGCCGAGAACACGGCCCTCATGCGGGTGACCGACGCCTTCAGCATCCTGGCCAACGCGATGGTTCCCTCCGACAGCACCCTCGATAACACGCTCTTCGCCCGGGCCCGGGACGCCATCTCCGCTGCCGGGCTGGCGGTGACCGTCCTGCCCGACCCCGTCGCCGGCGACCCTGTCCTCGCCCCCTGGGAGACCGGCCAGGAGCTGTCGGCCTGGGAGTGGATCGCCGACGCCGCCGAGAGCGTCCTCTGGACGGCCTACCTGACCAACGTCGGGCGGCTCGGCTTCCGGCCCTGGGCGACGCCGCTCGACAGGGCCC